ACTTGGGCTGATTTTAGAACCTACGACCAAAACCAATTTATACTAGACAACCTAAACGATAAACTATTAACTAATATTCCAGTGACTGGCTTTAGGGTAACACCTGAGCAAGACCTTTGGGTTAACATAATGAATAACTTTGTAACAACGGGTTATATGTTGTTTAGTAATTCAGAAGGTGACGTGTTCAGCAAACCAATAACCGACAATGCTTTAATAACTCAGGTCGGAGTTGGTGTAAATAACTTGGGAACTTTAACGCTTCTCGGTGGTACTGCTCCATTAATTAAACCAACTACAACTTTTTACAAATTTGTTTATACTGACTTTAATTACGTTGACCAATCTCAAACCTACATTGTTGATTTAGACACTAGATGTAAAATCGAAAACTTTGAACTTGCATTTCTTGATAGGTTAGGCTCGTTTAGTTCTTTTGCTTTTCAGCTTAGGAGTTATGAACAGGGTAATGTTAAAAAAGAAATGTATAAACAAGACGTTACAGGTTTTGATAACTCGGGTCAATGGGGTTACAATACTGACGAGTTCGGAACTAGAGTAATAAACCCAACCGTTGAAAAGACGTATCAATTAAATACCAATTGGTTAACCTATGAAATGAATGTATACTATCAAGAGTTGATAACAAGCCCACAAGTTTACATTAAGATAAACGGTAAATATTACGCTTGTATAGTTCAAGAAAACGGTTTTGAGGTTACAAGACAAAAGAACAAGAATTTAATAATGCGAAGCGTTACTGTTATGCTTTCAAATCAAGACCCAATCAATGGTTAGAATACAACTAGAAAACGGTTACTTAGACGTTAAAGAAGGAACGGCTTTCCCTATTAACTTTCAGGTCGGAGATATTAGAGACGTGTCAACGCGAAAAGGTGCGTTCTCAAAGACGATTACTTTAGAGGATACAAAGAACAACCACGAACTTTTAAATCATTACTACGATGTAAATATCGAGGCTGGGACTTTCGATATAAACACGATTACTAAATGCAGCGTAATTCAGAACGGCATACCCGTAATGGAGGACGCTTCACTTCAATTAATCTCAGTTAAGAAAGTACAAACAAACGACGCCTATGAACAAAGCGTAATTTATGAAGTTCAAGTTAAAGATAGCCAGTCAGATTTTTTCACGGCGTTGGGTGGTTCGGAGTTAACAGACTTAGACTTCTCAGACCTTAATCATATTTATGAGGCCTCAACTGTTGTTTTAAGTTGGGGTAATACAGTTACTGAGGGTTACAAGTATGTACTACCGTATTCAGGTGACAACTTTTACCCACTAAAAGAAATGAAACCTGCAATATATGCGAAGACTTATTTCGATAGGATATTCGCAACGGCTGGTTTTACTTACGATTGGTCAACGTTACAAGCTGCTAACTTTGACAAGTTGTTAATACCTTACAACGGTGAACAAGAAAATTTTGACTATTCGGCTTATATTGTTGAGGCTAACGACACGCAATTAATAGACGGTTACCAAACTATAACGGGGCAAAATATTTCGTTTAGTGAGCAGTTAACGGGATGGACTGAAACACAAGACAACTTTAACTTATTTGCACCTTTAACGGGTATATATACAAACACCTTTACGGTTAATTCAGGCGAGGCAATAAACTTTAATTTCAATTGTGACTACGATATTAACTTAATTAATGGAACGGGTGCAACGGCTTATCTAAATGGCTTCGGTAATTTTAGTCCTATTGGTTCAGGTTATCGTTATACTATAAGAGTTCAGATTTACGTTAATGGTGTTTTAACTGCAAACAGTTCAATAGCCACTTTCGGAACTTTTGACGCTGACCAATTAGAGGGTACTAATATACCAAATGGAACTACAAACTTAGGTACTTTCAATAGAAACTTTAACATACCAATTTCAAATATAGTAAGCGGTGACACTATCGAGATTTACGCAGGTTTGCAAGTTCAGCAATGGTTAGGCGGTAATATTTATTCAGGTTATTTAAGATGGCAAAATGTAGGCGGTGCAAACGTCGCTATTGATGTTCAACTTGACTTAACTAATATCGAGATGACTGCAACGCCCTCAAGTAATATTACTGGGTCGGGTGGTACTTTATTAGTAAATAACTATGTGCCTAAAAAAATAAAACAGTCGGACTTTGTTAAGTCTATTTTCACAATGTACAATCTTTATACAGAGATAGACCCCGACAACCCGAATAAACTTATCTTATCTCACCGTGACGATTACTATGACGCAGGGCAAGAAAAAGACTGGACTTTAAAACTAGTAAAAGACAAAGAGCAAGATTTAAAATTCTTACCTGAAATAACTTCAAAGAGATTAATAATAACATACAAACAAGATACCGACGCACCTAATAAAAACTACTTTCAAGCAACAAGCGAAATATACGGACAAGTTGAATATGTTTTTGACAACGAGTACGTTAAGAACATCGACAAAAAAGAGATTCTATTTTCACCTACGCCAATGTCAAAGACGGTGTTTAACGCGGTCGTTCCTTTATTGGCTGGTGCTGCGCCAAAGACGAATATAAGAATACTTTACGATGGTGGTATGTTTAACTGTGAACCGTTTAATATTTACGACTACGGTACTACTGGACAAACTGGGTTAACGCAATATCCGTCAATAATACATTTTAACAATCCTGATGTACCGAGTTTTGATTTGAACTTCGGTGTTTGTGACTATTATTTCTATCAACAAAACATACTTACTAACAATAACTTGTTTAATCTTTATTGGCGTAGAACAATAGGGCAAATAAACACGGGTAAAATGTTGACGGCTAATTTTGATTTGAGAGAAACAGACATAGCTACTTTAAAACTAAATGACAAAATAAGAATAGATAATTCTTGGTGGAATATTAACAAGGTTATAGACTACGATTGCAATAACCCGAAATTAACAACCGTTGAGTTATTGAGTATTGATGAAGAAATAGACTTCGCAAGGTTCACAACGGGAAAGCCTTTTATACCAACGGCTGGAGAGTTAGGTCATATTACCCAACCAATTATTAACATACATAACGAAACAAACAACGTAATAAGCACGGGGACAGATGTAACAGTTCACGGCAACGGAAACACAATTCTTGAAGGTTTTAAAGGTGTTGTTATAGGTGACGGTTATATTTTAGGCGCTGAAGATTCGGGAGTATGGGCAAACAAAATAAACGGAGCAACTCAAGATAACCCTTACCCATTTGGTTTCAAATATTCGCCTACAATAGTTTACGATACTTACAACGTTTTAGAAACCGACCAAGTAATAATATGTAACCCGACTGTAATAAGTACAGTTTATTTACCTGCGGTTGGTTCTTTTGGTAAAACATACATAATAAAAAATATTGCAGCGGTTAACGTTAAAGTTGAAGGAGACGGAACAGACACAATAGACGGTGCTTTAAATGTTACTTTAGCGCAATGGGATTCAATAACGGTTATAGATTCAGGGACAGAATGGTTAATAATATAAGATGAGTTATTTAAGTAGTTTAAAACAAAATACTTTAGTTAGTGGAACTAATATAAAGACGATTAACGGAAATAGTTTACTAGGTTCGGGCAACTTAACAATAAGTGGAGGTACTGTTACTTCGGTAGGGTTAACAACGGGAACAAGTGGAACGGATTTAAATGTGGTTAGTTCACCAATTACGGGGGCGGGTACAATTACTTTAAACGTACCAACGGCTTCAGCTACAAATAGGGGCGCTTTGAGTTCTGCGGATTGGTCGACATTCAATAACAAACAAGCGTCTTTAGTTTCAGGGACAAACATAAAAACCATAAACGGCAATTCTCTTTTAGGTTCAGGCGACTTGACAATAACAGCAACCCCGCCTAGTGGAACAGTAGTTTTATTAAATGCTGATGAAACAATCGGAACGGGTGGGACAAATGCAACGATTAAAACTTACGTTCTTGGGTCAAATACTTATTCGAGAATTATAATCGAAAGTGAGTGTGAGTTTCAACAAAACACGAATTTAAATGCGAGTTGTAATTTTTGTATTTATGTAGGTTCAACGGTTAAAAGAATAGTTGAATGTTTCGCAAGTGCAACGGGTGCTGGTGACTATATGAGAGACGGTATCGCAGCCAAATACTCAGAGGCAATAACAGCAGGGGCAACCATTACGATAAGAACCGAAAACACGGTTAACGCTACATTTCAGGTTAACTCTTTACGGGTTTACGGAGTTTATTAAAACACGATTAAATTTTTTCTATTATAAAGTATGGCAGGAACTATTAACGTAGGTACTATTCAAGTAGGCGGTTTAGCGGAACTTAAAAAACAATTAAGGGACATTAAAAGCGAAATGCTTTCGGCTACTGACCCTGAGAGAATGCGCGAACTTGCTGAAGCTGCAGGGGAGTTAAAAGATAGGATAGGTGACGCAAACGAACAAGTTAAAGTTTTTGCTAGTGGTTCTAAGTTTGAGCAGGTTTCAAATTCATTTGGGTCTTTAAAAGATTCTTTGATGAGTTTGGATTTTGAGGAGGCAAGCGATAAAGCTAAGGTCTTTCAAAAGACGGTTACTTCAATAAGTCCCGAAACAATTTCTAGCGGTATTAAAGGCTTGGCTAGTACGGTTGCAACGTTAGGTAAAACGTTTGTACAATTCGGGGTTATGCTTTTAACCAACCCTATATTTTTACTAGTTGCTGCAATTACTGCTATTGTTGTCGCAATTGGTGCTTTAATGAACTCTTTAGGATTATTAAAACCTATTATTAATGCAGTTGGCAATTTCTTTAAAGGTTTAATGTCGATTATTAACTCAGTTGTCGACGGTATTAAGTCGGCTCTTGATTGGGTTGGTTTAACTGATTACGCCGGTGAGGAACTCGCAAAGAAACAAAAACAAAGAAACGACGAAGAGATTGAAAGAAGTATTCGTTTAAGAGAAGAAAAAGAAGCGTTTATTGAAGCGACTTATAACCGAGAGCAAACAACACTTCAAAGAAGTATTGATTTATTAAAAGCGGAAGGAAAAGAAACAACTTCTTTAGAAAGGAAAAAAATTCAAGCGTCTATTAATTACCAAAAACAGCAATTAAATGAATTAAATCTTTTGATTCAAACATTTGAAGAAGCAAAAAAACAAAATAGTAGTTGGGGCGTTTTTGATGCTGCAAATAAAGTTAGAATTGAAAAAGCAAACGAATTAAAAGACCAAATTGCAGGAACGGAAAACGAACTAAAAATTCTAGACGCAAACGCAAAACGTGAGGCTCAGCAAAGAGCAGAGAAAGCAGCGGAAAAACAAAAGGAAATAAGAGATAGAGAACGCGAAGCGAAGAAAAACGCCATCGAAGAAATTAGACAATTAGAAAACGAATATAGGCGAAGCCAACTAACGGAGCAAGAACGCGAACTCGAAGACATTAAAATAAAATACGAAGAACAAATTAAGGCTGCGAAAAAATACGGTGTTGACACAAAAACACTTGAGGCTAATTACGCAGCAGAAAAGGCAGCCGTTGTAAAAAAATACGAAGACGAAGCGAAGAAATTAAAAGACGAAAAAGACGCGCAAGACTTAGCAGACCAAGAAGAGGCAAATCAAAAACGAATAGAACTAGAAGACAAACTCTTTAACTTACAGCGCGAACTTGAATATAAAAAACTAAGCGAAAGAGAGGCTAATAAACAAAAAGAAATTGATGCGTTAGTAAGTGAATACGATGAAAAATATTTACTAGCCGTTAATAACGCTGAATTAACTAAGCAATTAGAAGAACAACAAAAATCCGAACTTAAAGCAATAGACGATAAGTATAAAAAAGAACAGGAGAAAGCAGACGAAGAGGCGAAACAAAAAAAGATTCAAGCGACTATCGACACGGGCAACCAAATTGCAGAATGGACAAAACAAGGTTTAACCGCTATTAATGACATTGTAAGTGCGTTTGCTGGTGAAAGTGAGAAACAACAAGAGAAAGCCTTTAAAATACAAAAGGCGACCAATATTGCAATGGCTGTTATAGACACTTTAAAGGGTGGTGTTTCGGCTTATATGTCTCAAATTGTAGCAACTGACCCAACAAGCGTTGTGAGGGGTGCTATTGCTGCTGCTATGGTAGTAGCTGCAGGTATTGCTAACGTTAAAAAGATTGCCTCAACACAGTTCAAAGGTGCAAGTGCTTCGAATGCTTCAGGCGGTGCAAGTGCTTCGGGTGGCGGTGGCGTACAACCTGCAACTCCACAAACAAACTTATTTGGTCAAGCTAATAATATGAATACTCTACAAGGTGCGCAAAGTGTCGAAAGTCAACCGCAAGTAATTAAGGCGGTTGTAGTTGAAAGCGACATAACAACATCTCAAAGTAGAGTAAAACGAATGGAAGAAAACGCGACACTATGACAAGTTATCAAGGACTATTAAACAAATTAGAAACGTTCTTTAATAACCACTTACAAGTTAAAAAATTTGGCGGTGAGTTTAGGGAGCAAATGCCGAACTTTTCCACACTTGACGAGCGTTACCCTTTGGTTTACGTCGTACCTACGTCAGAGACTTCAGGAATGAATACTAACGTTTTCACTTTAGATATCTATTGCGTTGATATCATTCAAAAAGACCGAGCCAATATAAACACGATTTTAAGCGATTGCCAACTAATATTAAACGACCTTTATTTATACTATACAGACGGGACAGATTTAAGCGTTACTATCTTAACAGACCCGACAATGACACCCGTTAACAACTTTGACTTAGATTACGTTGCGGGGTGGTTTGGAACTTTTACTTTTGAGGTCGACCAATATTCAGTTTGTGCTATACCAATCGAACCAATTACGCCCGTAATACCTGAATGCGACTGTGACCCCGCTACGGTTAACCTCGTAAACACGAACGACACTCTTTTACTTACTGAATTAGTTGACTGCGGAACTACTGAAACAATAATAGCACCCGACGGAATTGCCCACTTAAAATTAACTGGTGATGGTACTCTAATAAACTTAAACATACCAAGCGGTGAAACTGTTGAGTACGATATTCCTGACAATGACATAACTGTAAACGGTGGCGATTTATTCACTATTGATGCAACAGAGCCACTGGACATTTTATTACTTGACCAAAACGCGAATACTATAAATGCGCAAAGTGTAACACACAACCAAAACCAAGACCACGTTGAAATAGTTATTAATACTTCGTCTTTCGTTCCTGTTGGTGCAACGTTACAGAAAACGGGTCAAACAACAAGTTACCACCAAGACGACGACGGAGCAACGGAACGCGGACGCTTAGTAAACTTTTTTACTTTGCCATCAAGTAATCCGTTCGGAAACACGAACCGATTCACAAATAAAACGGGCGGTCAAATCTATACAAACTCGGTTGCTTTTGATTGGTCAACATACAACGGTTCTACTGTACTTGCTTACTACTTTGGAGATGTAACTACTAGAACTTGGATTAATCAATTGTCAGCGCATAAAAACGCAACTCACGACGGTTTAATGGGGTGGGACTTAGTTAACTTTGTTGAGATGGTTAATATAATGAACTTCGAGTTAATGGCTAACTACCAATTGAATTACGCCCCCTTTAATACAACACTTAGATATTTTTGGATTTCGACCCAACCAAGTGGTACTGGTGGTTGTGCAACTGATTTAGCAGGGGTTGCTCCTTTTGTAAACACGTCAAAAACAAATGCTCTTTATGGTCTTTGGGTACGTGTGTGTAATGTTTCAGGAACTAATATAAATTAAAAAAAATGACTTACAAATTTGAACAATGGAATATTGAAATAGTTAACCCTACCGTGCAAGTGGTTAATGTTAATGATTCAATCAATGAAAAGACGTGCAACGTTGATATAAAACTAGTTACTGAAAACGCTATATTTGGAGTTACTCTAAACGGGTTCACTTATTCGTTAACTTGGGACGATGCAGAGATTGAAACTTGGGTAAGCGAAGAACTAAAAAAATACGAAGTTAATGCCGACATTTAAAGTAAAATACGCAACTCGAAACAAACTTGCAAGGTCTTTACAAAAAGAGATTAAAAACGTTTTAGGTCTTTACGATACAGGCGACCTTTACCGTTCGGTTAGAATTTCGGCAATGACTGGAACTAAATTAAACGTTGTAGAAATTACTATTAATGCGCTTTATTATTACTTGTTTTTAGATGAGGGGACAATGGTCGACGGTGAGCAAAGAATACCACCTTATTATATTACTCAAAATTGGTTAGAACGTTCCGACACTCAACAGATACTAGGAGAGATTGCAGCCGAATACGTTACTTGGCAATTTGAAAACTATCCTTTTTTAGAAATGGCAAAGATTTTAAACCAGCCACAATTTGCCGTTAAATTTAACTGGATTGATTCGCCTTATTCTAATTTACCAACCCAACCAAGTACACTTTACTAACTTAAAACGTGCTTCATTGATAGCATATTAAACACGAATGTCAAAGGTAGGTTTGTAATCTCATCTACTTTGGTTAAGTCTTCATTTGCTAGGTTATAAATTAAGGATTCCCAAGCGTACTTAGATTTTTTCTTTTCGTTTTCAACTTCTTTCTTTTCTTCGGGACTTAGTTCGGTTGTGTCTTCGTCGTCTTCGAATGTAGGTGCAAACAAATTCTCGTATTGTTTCATAAAATTATCTCTAAATTTGAGATACTCCGACACTAAACCAAACACGGCTGTAATAGGTATTTCTTTAAACACCTCAGAACGTTTGTAAATATCGTATTCGTAAGGCTCAAAAAGACGGTTTTCCCACTCATCTTCTTTAGTTTGTCTGTAAAATATTGCTGTAATAATCGGAATATTTACGATTTTGTCCTGAACTGTAAAATAATCCGCGTCAATAAATTCGCCTAATGTAATTTTATCAAAAGGTTTAAAGGTGTACTTGTCTATTTTTTCGTTAATCTTTACACGAGGTTCGGAACGCAGCCACTTTAAACCGCTTAAAATCGTGTTTAGTTCTTCGAGTTCTAAGTCGTAAAGTTCTTCAGGGTCTTCGTCTAGTAAAATTGAAAGCGTTTCGATTTGCATTTCAAAGACGGAATCAAAATCCTTTTGCTCGAGACTTGCTAACTCTATAAACTGACTAACTGTTATCTCATTCCAAGACTTCGGTAGGTGCATTTTCTTTTATTTGGGTTGCTGTTTCTGTCATCTTTTGCGCTACATAACTAACGAAAGGCAAACAAATTTCAGCGTTAACAGTTTTAAATAATTTCGCTTTGTGGTTAATGTGTGCGTCTGCGTAGTGTTCAGTTTTTGAAAGGTCAGTTCTTTTAAATATTACTGCCATCATTTTAGATATGTAGGAGTTCGGTTCTTTTTTGATTAATTTTTCAATGTGTTTTAAGTCCCTTACACTTAGTTTAAACTCATCTTCAAAACTTTGGTAAGTATAGTTTTCAAGTTCTATTTGTTTAGTGAACTCCGTTTTTGCTTTGTAATCTACGGTATTAAATTCTTTGACCTTGTTTTTAAAGTCGGTAAAATCCATCTCGTTTACTTCGTCTTCGTCAGCACCCAAAAACACGAATATATTAACCCACTTTTCGAATGCGTCTAATTCTTGGTTATTAGAGAAACTTGAAACCTTTTCAAATTGTGCTATTGTCATCTCATTAATGACATTCGGAATTTCTTTACTACCTATTGTTACCATAACTTTTTTTAAACAAATATAAAAAAAATAACACTTATAAACACTTGCCTATTATAATGTAATGAAAGAGGATTTACCACTTTACAAAATAACTATCGACGAAGAGTACAGCGAAGGCGAAGACTTGGGTATTGATATGATTGCTTTCACGTCAAAACCAGCCGTTATGGTTAAAGGAATGGCGTTTAAAGCTGTTGAAAATTTCTTTTTTAAAGACGAACCCAAAATGAGGATAGTTGCACCCGCAATGATTCCAATGAATATATATAGAAACGACGAAGGCGAAGAATACTACGTTCAATTTACGGAGCAAGAGATTGAAAATATTTACTCTAAGTTTATGCAAGACTTGAACAATCAAAACTTGTTTAATCTTGAGCATACCGATAAAAAAGTTCCCGCGTATATTCTAGAGGCGTGGATTGTTGAAAACCCGAAAGAGGATAAGAGTTATTCAAGTTACGGTATTGAAGTGCCAAAGGGTACTTTAATGCTAACAGCACAAATTACAGATAAAGAATATTACCAAGAGTTGGTAAATAAAGACCAAGTAGGATTCTCAATAGAGGGTTTCTTGGGTCTTAAATTAAGTAATCAATTAAATAAATTAAGTATGAAGTTACCCGACGGAGAACATTTAATCGAGGGCAAAATCTACGTTGTAAAAGACGGCGAAGTTGTTGAGATTAAAGAAGAAGTTCCAGCGGAAATGGAAGCTGAAATGGCTGAAGAAGTTGTTGAAGCTGAAGTTGAAGCGCAAGAGGTTGAGGCAGCGGAAGAAGTTAAAGAAGAAGTTAAAGAGGAAGAAATCGAAATGGCGGTTGACCCTCAAACAGATTCCGAAGCGGTTCTAGCTATCGTGCAACCTGTACTAGACGCAATGGCAACCGAATTAATGAAGGCTATCGCAGAAGTAAAAGCATTAATACCCGTTATTGAAGAAAACGAGGTTGAAGAAGTTGAATTGTCAGAGCAAAAATTCACGGCAATTGACAGACTAAAAAAGTATAGACAATTATTTAAAGAAAATTAAAATGAACAGAAAATTAAAATTCGATTTGGATATCGAAACAAACGCGCTTTTATGTGCAAACCCTGACGAGTTTTACTCTCGTGCTTATTTAACTGAAGATTTAGTTGACAATTACAGAACTTTGCCGGGCATTAAGTCAGAGACTAAATTAGCAAACGTTACTTTCGGTAATATCCTTGCTGCGTCAACTTGCTCATTTTCAGCTCCTAACGACTCTTTGGACGCTATTGACATATCGGTGTGTGCCCTCTCAGCTCTCAGTCAAATATGTCAGTTTGATTTAGAGCAGTCTTTCGTATCTTTGCAAATGGCTCAAGGTTCAAACGGTGATTTCACTGTAGCTTCTTTTATGAACTACTATTGGAACGAAATGAGTTTGAAAATCCAAGAAGATTTAGAGTTAATTAGATGGCAAGGTGACACACTAAGCGAAGACCCAGTTTTATCTTTGTGTGACGGTTATTTGAAGAAACTTTGTGACGCTGAGGGTGTTATAGGTATTAACTCAACTACTGTGGATAGTTCAAATGTTATCGCTGAAATGACTAGCGTTTACACTTCTTTACCTGCTGCGGTTATCCGTAAAAAAGCTGACTTACGTTTCTACGTTTCTGCTAACGTTGCCGCTGCTTATGAGTTGGCTGCTGCGACTGGAAATACTCAAACTTACGTTACTTTGCCTTTAGGATTGACATTCTTAGGTGTTAAGGTTGTAGTTGCTGACGGTATGCCTAACGACACAATGGTGTTGACTTTGAAGTCTAACCTTATCTATGCATTCGATGGAGAGGGAGATAGCAAAGCATTGAAAGCGGTTAACTTAACTGACACAGTTGCTGAGCCTTATTTGAGAACTCGCGCAAATATGAAGGTAGGTTTCCACTATACTAACCCTTCTGAAATAGTTGTTTACAACGAATGTTTCGCACCAGCATAATTAATTGATTTAATAACTTAAAGGGGGTTGGGGATTACCCTCACCCCTTTTTTAATACTTTATAGATATGGCCTGCTCAACAATAGCAAACATAGTCAAAGGATGCGACAACAATATAGGGAGCATCACAAAAATTTATATTAACGACCTTGATAACGTTACAATAAATCCAGCTACAGATATTGATTTACCTAACTGGATTATAACAGCAATTACAGTAACTGCTGACTTCGAAGAGTTCGAGTTTAGAAGAAACACTTCAAACTACACTGAAGAGGCTGCAATTGATTTAATTAACGGCTCGTCTTTCGTTACTCAAACTATTAACTTAATGTTCCACAGACGTGAAGGCGCGAAATCAAGAGCAATTAAAATTCTTGGCGAAGGTCAAAGAGATTTAGCGGTAATCGTTCTTGATGGTAACGGAAAGTATTGGTACTTTGAGAAAGTTCAAGTTACCGCTTACGGTGAAGGTTCAGGAACGGCGAAAGCTGACGGTTCTAAATACTCACTTGTATTGACTGCGGAAGCTGAGAACTTGGCTTACGAAGTAGACCCAGACGTTATCCCTACAATAATCTAATAAACTACGCAAACACGGAAAGCCCTCGATTAACTTCGGGGGTTTTTTATTTTAAAACAAATACGTAATTATTACTATTATTAAATAAGATGATTTATTTAGATAAAGGACAAATAAACACTTTTGTTTTGACGTTAACCGAAAACGCTACCATAGTAGCCCCTGTTTGGTTATTCGTCTTTGAGAACGAATTTAACACGGCAACCGAGCCTATTTACTGGGTAGGTGTTGACACGTCACCATATACAAACAGATACAATTTATTCACTTTAGAGGAGGGTGTAGACTTGACTTTAATTAAAGGTCAATATACTTATTCAGTTTACGAAAGTCCCGACCCTATTGTAATAGACGAAAACACGAATGTAATAGGCTTAAACTTAGTCGAAGAGGGACGTATGGTAGTTGCTGGTGAAACAATAAATTCAATATACGATTAAATGAAAATATTCGGAATAGAAATAGGAGGTAAAAAAGAAAGCGTTCAAGTTGTCGAAGGTAACAACTATCAAGCGTTTAGCACACCGTTTTTAAAAGTAGGTGAAGGCAACCTTTCACTACCTTACGTTAATTCAAGACAAGTTGTTAACGGTAGAATAAGATTTGGTTCTGACGACCTTTACCCTCAATTACTTAATCAAATGTACTATACTAGCCCGTTACACGGTGCAATAGTTGATTATAAAACAAACGCTTGTGTTGGTGGTGGTTTTGAAATTACAGTTGATAAGAACGCTTCAGCAATAGAAAAAGTTGACGTTTATACATTCGATAAAAGAGTAAACCTAAAAAAGATAGTGCCAGTAGTAACGAAAGACGTTATTATCCACAATAGACTTTACTTTTACCTTTGTTTTAACCAGTCAGGAGACCTAATAAAAATTAAACACATAGGTGCGGAAAAGGTTCGAACCGACAAGTATAAAGAAAATTACTTTATTTGCGACGATTGGAGTTCACAAATAGAGATTAAAACTATAAAGCCTTATAAGTTCGGAGTTCGTCAATTAGAATGTTTGTATGTTTGGGAGAATCATTCAGTAGGACAAGACGTATATCCCATTCCGCAATATTCAAGTGCAATGAATTGGGCGTTTTTGGATGGTGAGATGAGTTACTTGCAAAAGAGTAATATAATAAATTCAATTTTCCCGTCTTTTGCAATGATGTTCCCAAAAAAACCGCAGTCAGAAGAGGAAAAAATAGCAATTAAAAACACTATTGACAAGGCGAAAGGAAGTGCAAATGGTGGCAAAGCAATTGCCTTTTTTGCAAACAATGAGGAAAGCCTTCCGAAAATTGAGAACATACCGACAAACTCAAACGACAACTTGTTTCAAAATACAACTGAAAGTATTGATTCAAAGATTTGTCAAGCGCATATTATCGACCCAATATTAATGGGTATTCGAGTTAGCGGAAAACTTGGAAGCGGTTCGGACATTAAACAGGCGTACATTATATTCGAGAAAAACACGATTATACCTTTAAGAACTATTATTGAAGACATCTTTAACGAACTATTTGAGATAGGCGGTTTAAAAGCAACGTTTTCAATAAATAACTTCCAAATAGTAAACGAAACAATAATCGAACTTGACGAAGATACGAACGCAGTTAGCGACGCATTAAACACTATGTCACCTTTACTTGCTACTAAAGTGCTTGAGTCAATGACAATAAACGAAATTCGTGCAATGGCTTCTTTGCCACCCGTTGAAGGTGGTGACGTTACAAGAGACAAACAAGCTGTTAACCAACAAACACCAGCGCAATGATTTACTTTATAACTGAAAACTACTTAAAAACGCAAACACCTATAACGGCAAATGTAGACGTTAACGACGTTGTCCCGTATATTAAAACACAATCTGATATGAGAGTACAGCCAATTTTAGGAACGTACTTTTATAACTATATGTTAACGGGTTATAATGCACAGACTTTAAATAACGACGAAGAAACTCTTGTTACATATATTCAGCCAGTTGTAGCGTGGCGAAGTGCTGAAGATGCCGTTTTCGGCTTATCTTACCAACTTAAAAATAAAGGTATTCAACAACAATTCGGAGACTATTCAAGCCAAGTGACACAAGGCGAAGTTGTTTTTTCGATGGAACACTACGCACAAAAAGCGAGTTTTTACGAAACTAGGTTATTTAGATACTTAAAAGAAAATAAAGATTTATATCCTGAGTTTATTTCTGAACTGAACAAAGACTCGGATATTAAACCAAGTAAAAAAGAAGATACTGGATTTACTAACTCTATTTTAATAATATGATTGATATAGAAATGTGGGCAAGACGCAAAGGACAAAGAACACCAAATAAAGGTAGTTGGTTAAATGCCGTTGCAATAGGTTATCAAGTAGACTTATCTGTATATAAGACAAACGTTTTACAAGGTATTGCCGAAAAGGTTGGGGTTAATACAAGAACAAGTAGAGATTTATTACAGTCAATTGCATTAGTTGAAAATTTAACACCAGTGAACGGAAGCTGGTTAAAAGCATTAGCCTTAGGATGAAAACTTATTTTATAGCTTTATTTAATTCTTTGTTGGTCTTTTTAAGCCCGATAAAGTTTATCGTTTTGCTTGTGGCGTTATCGACAATTATCGATACTTTTTTCGGTGTGTGGAAAGCTCACAATGTAGGTGAAAGCATACAGTCAAAAAAATTAAGACACGGGTTCGTTCCTAAACTTATAACTTACTGCTGTGCAGTTATTATTACTTACGCTACTGATTACTATATTTTAAACGACTTAACGCAAACGGTTGTTGCTGTTGACCACCTCAGCACGAAACTACTTGCTTTAGTTCTTATTTCAATTGAGGTAAAATCAATGGACGAAAGTTTCACTAAGGTTAAAGGTTATTCGTTTATTGCAAAAATTACGAGTTTAGTTAGGAAAGTTAAAGACGTTAAAAAAGAACTTCAGGAGTGAATTTAGATATTAGACAAATACTATCAATTTTATTTGCGGTTTTACTTACTTGGTTGCTATTGTTTTTTTATTCGTGTTCAGCAAGTTTTCACCTAAACAAAGCAATTAAGAAAGGCGCACAAATTGAAACTAGAATAGATACGATAAGATATTACTTTAAAGATTCAATAATTAAGAATGGGCAAAAAGAGTATTTCTATAACTACCGAGATACTATTGTACAAAATAACACGGTTTACGTACCTAAGACAAGGTGGCAAACACGAACCGAATATAAAATAATCAAAGAACAAATTCAACAAGACGCAAAGACTAAGCGCGAAGAAATAAAACAAGACGCAAAGACGGATAGAAAAGAAATAGCGAAAGAAAAAAAGACTTCGTTTAGTTCAACTTTAAAGTTTTTAGGTATTATTTTAGGACTTGTCTTGTTAATTATTGTACTTTTAAAATCAAATAAAAAAATAGGTTTATGAGTAACGTAAGAAAATACACCGACAAACAATTACTTGAAAAGGTTAAAAGCCTAGATTCTTTTGAAAGCATACCGTCTAATTATTGGGCTTTATTCGTTAGGTCAAACGAAGACCAGGCGAACGTCTTTGATGATAAGTGCTATATTTTCAAAGGCGAAAAATTTGTCACGGTTACAAGTTGCACTACTAATAAAGGACACAAAGGAACGGGAGTTGTTGAGGCTAACGTGTGGAATTACGACGGTTATAAGTTAGGACTTCACAGAGGGAAGACACCCGCGGGAGTTCAAGCGAAAGGCTTCCCGTATAGAAGAGACTTTACAACCGACGGAAAGACGAACCCAACTACGGAAATAAAGAACGATATTAGAGGTTTTAACTTTCACGCTGCCAGTCACGACCTTAAAAGCAAAACAATAGTTCAAAGTATAGGCGGTTGGTCAGAGGGTTGTTTAGTGTTTAATAATATACCTGAATTTTACAATATACTTAACCTACTTAAACCACAGAAAACGTGGTCTTTCGTAATTGTAGACGAGTTTGAAGCGGAATAACAACCGCTTTTTTTATATGTAAAAGAATATAAATCAAACAAAAACCCATTTTTTATATGCGAAAACGTATATTTTTCGATATTGAAGTAAGTCCAAATATTGTTTTTTCGTGGCGTAGTGGCTACAATCTAAACATTGACCCCGATAACATTATCGAAGAACGTAAAATAATTTGCGTTTGCTGGAAGTGGGAAGGCAAAGACGAAGTTCATTCTTTAACGTGGGACAAAAAGCAAAACGACAAGAAGTTATTAAAAGACTTTATTAAGGTCTTAAATTCAGCGCACGAAATAGTCGGACACAACTCAGATAGATTTGACACGAAATGGCTACGTACAAGAGCAGTTATGCAAGGCGTTGATATGTTAGCTCACTACGTATCAATTGACACGCTTAAAAAGGCTAAAAATGGCTTCTATTTTAATTCTAATAAACTCGATTATTTAGGTAAGATTTTACTCGGTTCGGGAAAGTTAGAAAATGGGGGTTTTGAAACGTGGAAAAGGATAGTTTTAAATAAAGACCCTGAAGCCCTCGATAGGATGGTCGAGTATTGTAAGAAAGACGTTCAAATATTAGAGCAAGTTTACCATAAATTAGAGCCTTATATTAAACCGACACAGCATTACGGGGTTGTTTTTGGAGAGGAAAAATACAGTTGCCCTCATTGTTCAAGTTATAACATAGGTAGACACGCTGGTTATGTCACCGCAGCAGGTACGGTTAAACATCAAATGAAATGTCACGACTGTAAAAAGGGAACTTTTATTTTATCTCAAAAATCCTATACAGATTTATTAACATTTAGATTAAAACAGAAAAATATTCGTTAATTTAGGCGCTTAGTTGTTCACTAAAATACTCTGTTTTTTCGGTTAGGTTTAATTAAGGCGGTAGAAATACCGCTTTTTTTATGCTTATAGCCTTAAATATTTATCTTTTTTTTCAGCCTATAACCTTAATAAATACTGGCAAACTAAAAATAATTGAAAAAAATATTAAAATAATTGTTCACAAATAAAAAAGTTATGTACATTTGTAAGGTAATCAACAACGAAAAAACAGAAATTATGAAAACAGAAAATCAATTTTACATTACTTTCTTAAACAAAGAAAACGGTTTCCAAAAAGAAGTTATTTATTTTAACAGTTATGAAAGTGCGGTTCAATGGGCTTGTGACAACTTAGGAAACTTTAACGAAGATATGATTAGAATTAATTACTAACCTTTAAAAACAGAGAACATGAAAATTTACAGAGATTTTTTAATTGCATTTTTACTAATTAGTTTATTAATCGGTTTAATTGAAACGCTATGAAAGAGGTTCAATGTTCAGAATGCGACGGCACAGGATACGAGGAGGTTATAGGTGACTGCGATTTACCAGCTTCAATGTGTTGCGGTGGTTGCTCTAAGATTGTAGCTTGTGAAATTTGCGAAGGTACAGGAATTATTAACGAAGAAATAGACGAATATGAAGACGAATATTAAACAAATAAAAGAATTGCATTACAAAGCTGAAGCCTTGCTTGAATTGGCTAACGAGATGCAACATAAAATTGACGAGATGTTAAGATACAACGTAGAGATTGCAGCACCTAACGGATTTAAAAAACATTCAGAGGATAAAATCGACACTTGTCAACGTGGTAAAACACGATTAATAGAAAGTTATAAAAGAGTATTAACCCAAATAATTGAATTATGAAAATTACACTTGAATTTGAAGACTACGAAGAGGCTGAATTTCACTTGCGAGGCGGAGACTATTTCAGCGCATTACACGACTTTAAAAATTGGATTCGTAGTGAATGGAAACACGGAGACCACGACGAAAAAGAATACGAAATTCTTAATAAGATTTACGAGCAATTCAACGAAACGTTAAACGATTATAAAATAGACTTATGAAATACATCGACTTAAACACAATTATAAATTATTGGAGAGGTCAGAAACACGAAGGCGACAAAGGGGGAAATTTTAACCTAGACCTATACTTACAAATATTAAAAGCAAAAGAGAATGAAACTACAAAGGGGTAAAATAAGTAAATTAATTAATTATTCGTCTTTTGAAATGGTCGACTTCTACAACAGTTGCCCGTTTATTTTCGAGGGTGAAACGTTAAAAACACGAAGACAAGAAGTCGTAATGTGGCGTAATATCGGAATGGTTTGGGGTTGGTTAGGTGGTAAAAGTTTACAGAAAGCAGGAGAGGAATTCGGGCGCGACCACTCAACAGTAATACACGCCATTAAACAAATAATAAACGCTTACGACGGATATGGTTATCCTGAAATAATAGAGAACATCGACACAATAAAAGAAAAGTCTAAAAA